TTATTTGCCAGGCGTGTTGAGGAATTGCCCCATCCTTGCAACTGATGAACGCAAGTGCAATAGCATTGTGGATTGGTGTTACAACCTCGGAGTAGGCCGACTCCAGACTTCAACCCTCAAGCGTAAGATTAACGCAGGGGATTGGGAGGGCGCTAAAGAGCAATTGATGTTGTGGACAAAAGGTGGGGGTAAGGTCTTGCCTGGTCTACTCAAACGCAGACAAGCCGAGTGCGCCCTTATTTCTTAGCTGACTTGATAAAACAACCAAAACTGTCAATTGTGTCTTTTTCAAAAGGAAGCACCACAAGGCGTTTGGAGTAATCGTCAAGGGCATCGTTCCAACCCGCATCGTAAGCAGCACACACAGCGTCTATAGAGGCTTCCTGAGCGCCTGTAATGCGTAGCAAGTTAATTAGTTCGTCTTTGGTCATTTTTTAAATGCTTTCGTGTCACCCAACAAGTTTGACAAATCCACTTGTGACCCATGTCAATCCCGCCCTCTGGCGGTTTAACTTGATCGCATTTATTACAAGATCGTAATTTATGGACGGGTTGGTTTTGATTTAGTCCGAGTGGATACATTGCCATTCTCTTTCATTTCTGCCTGAATTGGATTTAACCGTGTTGCCTGTCAATTGGATAAGCCCAATCACTTTCATTTCGTTTAAGCGCCTGGCGACTTGATTACCATCTAACATTGTCAAAGCTGAAATCCCGTCTTTGCCAAGTGGCCCGTAAAACTTGAGGCAATCAAAAATAACCTGGTGATGTTGGGGTGCAGCGTCTTTGATCGACTCTGCTGCCTCAAATGACGTTACAGGATCGTTGGCCCTGACCCGTGGAAATTCGGGAAATATTCTGTCAAACATTCTTTTGTAGTCCATGATTGTTCCTAATGGGTGGGGGTACTAACCATTCGTCCGCAAGCAAAATTGCATGGCTTTCCCCCCGTTGATCAAAAATCTATGTCATCGTCCTTTGGCAGACCTTTGTAGGTATCTTCAGGATCATTCAAAAATGCCCGTCCATCCCAATTGCGTGGTTCAACATCAATAATCAACATTTCGCCCGCCTTGGTTTCAATAACGCTGCCAATAGCCCGATAGCGGTGTTTTGTTTTGCCATCCTTATCTGTGTAAGAACCAATAGAGGCTTTGACAATTTTTAGAGTTTTAGACATTTTTAATTTCCATAAGTTGAGCAATTTTTATATCAAGTTCATTTAAGAATTTGACAATTTCTTCTTCCATTAGTCTGATATACATATTGTCCCTTGGGACACGTTTAACAAACAACTGAAGTTCTGCGGGCAGACGGTTGTCAAAAGACACAAAGTCACACCAGCTGCGCCCTGTGCAAGCCATTTGAAACTGCATCTGGGTGTTGTATTTGCCTGGCACAGACTTTGACAACAATGTTTCGATATGTGTGGCTGTCTGAGGCGCTTTTATTTCCAACAAGCCATCGTCACCAACCAGGCCATCAGGGGAAGCGCCCGCCATAATGATGGATGGATGGGGGACAAACCCCACTTCATCAACTAAAACGTCTGCATGAGCCTCATAAGCGGCTCTGGCAAGTGGTTCTGTGTCTGTGCCATGTTGCATGGCAGCATTGGTAAAACTCTCCCCTTTTTCACCCGTTAGGCGTTCACACACCAATTGAGCCATGTAATTGTCACGGGTTGCTGAATAGCCTGTTTTTGTCTTAGCAAGCACATCAGCCACACGGGAAGCGGTGACCTTACCAATTCGTGCTGCAAACCATTGGTCTGAGCGTTGTTCAATCATTTCAATCATAGTTTTCCCTTTGCTTTGTCTTTGGCTGCAATAACTTTCTTTTGCCAATCAGAATCACCGTTACAAGCGGCATAAGCGGCTTTGTAAGCGTTTTTCAAACCATCTTGATCGGTAGATGCCTCAATAGCCGCCAAATGGTCTACAAGGGCGTTTTCGTCAATTGTTGAAGTAATCACGGTTCTGCGGCTGGCTGCGTTGCCATCGTCATCTTCAGGGGCTATCCCGCAAGCTGCCATTAGCGATCCTCTGCGGGCATAAGTCAAAGCACTCATGTGGCCTTGTGGGTCTGCCTTGCTTGCAGGGAAGTGCAAAATCCCGCATTCCATCATTTCGCCTGATTCATGCACAAACATGGTTTCAACCATTACGCCATTTTCACAGTCATAAGATTTTTGCACCAGGGCAATACCGTTGTTGTTTAAAGCGTCTAGGACAGCTTCAACGCAAGCGGATAGGTCAGCATAGCGTGACTTAAAATGCGGGTTTGTAGAGGACTTTAAAGCTGGCCCAAAAGCCTTTTGTGCTTTGACCAATGCTGTTGCTAGATTTTTCATGCTTCTTCCTTTAAATAAGCCGTTAGGCGTTTGATTCGGTCTGAGTGGTAGTCACACATACGCTTGGCATATTCTTGAGCGCTAAGAGCCACTAGCAGCTTGCGATGTGCCATTTCAAGTTCTTTGACCGCCAACTCATTAGCCGATGGCAAGCGGAAATAATCTTTTAGTTTGTCAATCATGGTCAGCCCCTCCAAGCAAGCATTACGCCAATACCGCCAAAGATGATGATGGCTAACGTCCACTCAACAAGGGTTTGAATAATCTTAGATTTCATTTTGTTCCTTTAACATACGGGCGTGGTGAATCTTGGTTTCAGACATGATGTGTTCAAATTCGGACAAGGGCAAATCGTAAGAAATGTCGTCACCCTTAAGGTTATAGACAGACACATCGTAGATTTCCGCTGAGTTGTGGTCATGCGGCATATTGATTTCAGGTGGGTAATAGTCATAGCCGACTTTGACGTTCTCAAGCGTTGCGCCATTGTCATAAGACACAACGTCATCAAAGTAATAGTGAAGTTTGTAGTCAATCATGGCTTATCTCCAAACTGAGTAAGGCTCACCGCCTGACAACGCAATGTCGTAAGGGGAAACGATGGGAGTGGAAATGCGGCTGTTGTTTGTAATGTTGACCGCATTGTCGTAAAAATCTTCACGCAAGGTACTTATACCTTTGCCGCCAATTTCAACTAAATTAAAGTCAACAGCAACAATCAAAACATTGATTGGCGCTCTGCGGGAATATGAAAAGTTTGACATTTGGTTTCCTTAAAAGACCCTATGCGATTTGCTAGGGCATGATGTGATTGTAAGCTAGCTTAATAGCTAAAGTCTAGGTGCTTACCCTTAAATTTGCGTAAAAAGCAACACTTTCAGCAATTATTTTGTCAATTTGTTCAATAGCTGTTTTGTGCTGCGTAGTGATGGCTTTTTCTGTGGCTTTACCGCCATTCACAGCCCAGGTCATTTGATAATCTTTTGTGACGGTGAAGTAATACATTTCACCCTCTTTGCGACTGCCTGTCACCGTGGTGGTGATTAGGCCGCTGCTGCGTTTCATTGTTGCAATTGCAATGCGGGTTTCATCGTCCAGCGCTGCAAGTGTTACAGCTTTCCAGCCAAATGGAGTTTTAGTAATTTGCATGATTGATCCTTTAAATATTTGCTAATTTTTTTGCGTAAGTAACAGCTTGGTCAAACATGGCTGGCGGGTAAATTCTTGTAGTTACAACTTGTTCTGCGTCTGTGTCGATCAAAGTGACTGCGTAACCCTTTTGAACCTTAGTCACCAGAGATGCAATGCCATCCAAAACATTGACAAATGTTGCGACTTGGTTTGAAACTTGAGAAATAATCATTTTTAACCCTTTGCGTATTGGTAAACGGTTTTGCAGTAATCAAAATAGTTACCGCTTCTTTTTGCGTTGTTTGACCAGGCAACAACAACAGAACCTGATTTTTTGACCCCATAAAAGCGCCCAAGACTGCCGCCAGCGCTAACCCATTGACCAGGCCGTAAGGCCCGCACCTGGTCATTAGTTAATTTCCAAATGTCAATTGTTTTTTGAAATTTCATAATGTTCCCCTTATGCTGCCAAACGTCCAACAGAGTTGAAGCCGTAACCGTCATCACCTAAAAAGGCGACACGGGCCAATGTGGGGCTGGGTTGTGTCTCGCAGAAGCTGAGAGCAGAAACCCGATCCATGATGCGTCTTTGATCGTTGTAATCAATAGAATCAGAGATGTAAGCGCCCTGGCAACCATCTTTGACAGCTGGCACTTGCAAACCGTAATATTCGCAAGCTGCTTGCACAGCTGCTTGCATAACTTCCACAGTCAATTCACGTCTAACGAAAATGTAGTTAGCGCCAAAGCTAGTCTCAACACCGTCCAGACTGCTGTAGTTGTAACCTTTGTAATCGGTCATACCGTCAAAGTAAGCACCCTCAAACATTGCCACAACATTTTTGACAGCATCGTAAGTTGGGCCGTTGGTGTAGCTGATGTTGATTGAAGCGCCCATGCTGTATGTGCTAGAACGCACAGAAAACCGAATGCCAGGGAAAGACTCTTTGAGAGCAGCACGAACTAATTTTGCAGTCTCAGCGCAAGAAAGATATTGAGTAGACATTTTTGATTTCCTTTTAAAAGACCCTAAAACGTCAGGGCATGGGTGAATATTAAGCTAGCTTAACTGGCTTGTCAAATGGTATTTATAAAGCCCCTTTAACTTTGTCGGGTATTTGACTAATTGTGTAAGTTAGCTTAATATGCAAACATGGATAAATTGCAAGCTATAAAAAACGCTGGGTCTGCAAAGAACCTGGCACAGCTGCTGGGCATTACAAGAGCAGCCATCAGCCAATGGGGTGACACAGTTCCCCAGGCTAGGGTGTGGCAATTAAAAGCGTTGCGGCCTGAATGGTTTATGGTTTAAGATTGTTTGAAACACGGCTAGGAATGGATTGATCCCCATTCCGAAAAGGGTTACCACTTCTCCCCTGCCGCAGTTTCTTTTAAGTGGTTTTTTAAAGTGGAAAAAATATGCTTTTACAGCCAAAAAATTGGGCAGTCTTTCAACATTACAAAGACCGCTGTCCCCCTTGGATAAAACTTCATCGTGATTTGTTAAATGACAGATCATTTATGCGCTTGCCTATTGCTAGCAAGGCGCTTGCACCTATGCTTTGGTTGCTTGCAAGTGAGTCAAAAGACGGTGTTTTTGATGGTTCATTAGATGAACTGGTGTTTAGGCTGCACATTACCAAAAAAGAATATCAGGATGGAATTAAACCATTGATTGATAACGAGTTTTTTATAGTTGTTAGCGGAGTGCTAGCAGAACGCAAGCAAAATGCTATTCCAGAGACAGAGGGAGAGACAGAGAAAGAGAAAGAGACAGATACGCCAGAAGGCGTGTCAATTGAAGTTTGGAATTATTTTGTTAAACAAAGAAAAGCAAGAAAAGCACAAATTACTGACCGAGTAATGAATTCAATAAAAGAACAAGCAAAAATTGCTGGTTGGACTTTGGATAATGCTTTAAATGAAATTGTTGTTCGTAATTGGCAAACATTTAAAGCTGATTGGGTTGTTGTAAAACCAAACCCTGCTGACATGGTAAAACTTACTGTTCCATCGTCAAATTTGCCTGACCCTGCTTTACAAAAAATTAAAGCTGATGAAAAAATAACTAGACCGCCAAGCCTAATTGAACTTGAAAAAATGGCTCAATTAAGGAGAAAGGCATGACACACCATGAAGCCACAGCAATCCTTAATCGGGTCAGAGAAGGGCAACAATTTAGCCACTTTGTCATTACAAGAGCGCTTGAACTTACGGGAGACTATGA